AGGAGAAATTTGTCAAAGGAAAAGACGGAGCTGTTTACTACAATCTTACAATCTCTATTAGCGATGAGACAAGATTCGGTAACAACGTAGCTCTTATGGATTCCCAAACCAAAGATGAAAGAGATGCCAAGAAGCCAAAGAATTATCTAGGCAATGGCAAGGTCATTTGGACAGAGGGGACAGTTACTCTCGCAGAAAAGGAAGAAGAAAAGATTTCAGGCTTTAGACCTGAAGCTGCAACAGAGGATTTACCATTTTAAATGAGGGGGCTTAATAGCCCTCTTTTTTTTATATTCACGCATTAAACAAAGACAATGCAATTAAAACTGACTGACCAACAACAAACTGAATATGTGTTAATGCAATCTATAGAAGAGGATTGCTTTGTAGACACAAACGAAAAAATAGAATATCCTCCAGTAGCTCTTTCACTAGGAGAGAAATTAATCAAATCACCACAAGGGGATTCATTACTACCTATTCCTATAGCTACATTTGGAAACCTCTCTACAATTCAAGCTCCTCCAAAAACCAAGAAAACATTCTTTGTTTCTTTATTGGCTTCAGCTTTTTTAAGTGGTAAGAATCACTTCTCAGCAGACATTAAAGGACATAGGGACAACAAGACCTTATTACACATAGACACAGAGCAAGGCAAATGGCACGCTTCTAGGGTATTTAAACGCACTATCGATATGTCAGGAATGTCTGATGTAGACTTCTATCATACATACGCTTTAAGAACACTAGGCTATAAAGAGAGAATCCAGTTCATAGAATATTGTTTAGCTCATAAGTTTAAAAACATAGGATTAATTTTTATCGATGGAATTGCTGACCTAGTTAGCGATGTAAACAATCTGCAAGAATGCAATCTTATAGTTCAGAAACTAATGGAATGGTCTGCTTCTTACAACTGCCATATTACTTGTGTCATACATTCTAACTTTGGCTCAGATAAACCAACTGGTCATTTAGGTTCATTGCTAGAAAAGAAGTCTGAAACACAAATCCAGTTAGAAGCAAACACAGTAAATAAGGAGCTAGTTACTGTCAGATGCAAAAGAAGTCGTAACTTTTCATTTGAGACCTTCAGCTTTAAGGTAAATGAGAAAGGATATCCTGAAGTAGTTGGTGATTTATATGACCCTTTGAAATGAATGTAGAAGAAACAATAAAAAAACTATATGCCAAACACAATACGTGGGTAGATATTGTTTCATCATTTGGATGCAATAAGGTTACATCAGAGGACTTAGTAAGTGAGATGTACATAAAGATTCAATTAAAAATAGAAAAGGGCTTAGACATCAACTTTATGGATGATGAGATAAATTATTACTACATATTCAAAACACTCAGGACATTATTCATAGACCTAAAGAGAAAAGAGAAAAACATTAAATTTGAAGAGATTGATGATTGTGATTTTGTATCACATGATGCTCCTTATGATTCTACCTACTCAGACATACAATATGAACTAGACAAACAATATTGGTATGACAAGAAAATCTTTGAGATTATCAATGAAGGAATGAGCATTGCCTCCTTATCAAGAAAGACTGGGATACGTTATTACTCTTTGTACAACACATACACAAAAGTAAAAGAGAAGCTAAAGAAGTTGCTATGAGTTTAATAAGAAATTCTAATCAGACAAAGCAAGGGCTAGATTTTACAGGTGTAGAGAATGGCAAAATACACCCAACGGACATAGATGCAGTATTAGAGTTTGACAATCAAGCATTAATCTTGATGGAAGTGAAACGAATACACAACGAAATACCCACAGGACAAAGATTAGTTTTAGAAAGGATATGTGATTCTTGGCACACAGACAAATCTGTTGTGTTGTTTGTGACTCACAATTTTAAAAATGAAAATATTGACATACCTTTAAGTGAATGCAAAGTTGAAAAGTTTTACTACAAAGGCAAATGGCATCTCACAATAAATGATGATTCTTTGATAAACACCTTGAACAGAATAGGTAAGAAGTGGAACATAAAAAAATTAACAATATGAAACTAGGAGATTTAATATTTTACATAACAAAATACACAGGCATAAAATACTTGGTAGATAAATATCACGAGTATCAAGGAACAAAATGCAAATGTAATGATAGAAGGAAAAAATTAAATTCAATCAAAATATCAAGAAAATGATACAATTCGATGAAGAAGATTATACAAGGTGGGGATTATTTCGCACATCAAAACGAAACACGCTCACAGGAAAAGAATTTGAAATGGTTTGCCAGCTCCACGCACTATATAAAAAACATCCCTATAGAAAACCTTGCACCTGCAACCCTAGAACAATAAAGAAATGGATTACTGACTTAAACGATATTTGGAACAATGGCTTTATCAAGGACTGATAAGTTAGAACAGATTGTCATTTATACTCTTAATGTAGATGGGTGGAGATTAGAATGGACTGGAGACAAAAACCTTCCATACGATGCCAAAGGCAAAACGCCTAAAGGTAAGGATTGCGTTATGGAGATGAAATTCCGCAACAAATACTATGAGGACAAAATGCTAGAGAAAGACAAGCACGAATCCTTAATGGCTTTAGGTAATGATGTAATTAAATTCTATTTTGTTAATGACCCCAAAGGCAATTTTATGTATTGGCTTGATACTATTGTGCTACCTGATAGCGTTAGCATGTATTGTCCCGATGCTACTAGATGGGCTAAGAAAAGGCTTAATAAAGATGTATATCTTTTACAAGAAAATCAAGCGACTATTATAAATGTCAATGACTTGAATTAAAGTTGTAAACTTTTTTGTATATTGCGGTATGCGAACAGAGACAAAAGAATTTTATATTTCATCATTAGAACAATTAGACAGCTTCTTGTTCAACACAGACTTCAATGTTGTAGACATTCTCAATAAACCTGACCATTGGGTTTTAACTGGATTCTTTACTTATTAATTATGGACTACTTTGAAGGTGTTTTATTCGGGTTAGGAATGTCCTTAATTCTATTCGTTTGGATGGTGGATTATAACGAGAGAAAAAAATGATTTTACTAGTAGATGCAGACTCATTAATTTTTGCTAGTTGCTTGACAACAAAAAGCGAAAACATTGAATCCCCATTTTACGACACAATAGACAAATGTCAACATAAGTTTGACGAGCAGTTTATGAAGATAGTAAATGACTTAGAGGAGAGATACCCGATTGAGAAGGTTATAGTCTTTAATGGAAGCAAGGGTAACTTCAGAAAGATAATCACAAAAAAATACAAAGCCAATAGAAAGAAGATTAACATTCCTCCTTTATTGAATGAGATGCACCAATACGTGTTTGACAACTATAACGGAATACAAGCATTCGGAATAGAGACAGATGACATTGTTGCTAGATACTGGTATGAGATTTCTCAGGACATAGGCAGAGACAACGTAATGATTGTATCAGTAGACAAAGACTACAGGCAATTCCCAGCTTTGATTTATAATTACCACTACAAACACAAGGAAGTTCTTGACATAACAGAGCAAGAAGCTATGTACAACTTTTATGAGCAGATGATAGTTGGAGATAGTGCAGACAATGTTCAATATATGAAAGGCAAAGGAAAAGCATTTGCAAAGAAGTATTATGATGGGTGCAAGACAAAGTACCAATACACAAGAAAACTTTATGAGCTATTCATACAAGAATACAAAGGAAAGGCAAGACAGAAATATTCAGAATGTTATCATTTATTAAAATTAAGAACACAATGAACACAATAATAAAACCTATCGAATTAGCCAATAAGATTAAAGAGTTAACAGGGTTAAACGTATTTGAAAACACAAGAAGAAGAAACGTCATAGAGGTAAGGTCTTTGTTATGTCACTTACTTAGGTCAAAGCTAGGAATGAGATGGACAAGTATTGCTTACTTCTTTCAGGAGAATGGCAAACACATAACACACGCCACAGTCATTAATTCTGTAAACACCTATCCATCAAATAAGAAATACAACAAAAACTTAGGTAGAATAGAAAACATCTTCACATTCAAAGACGATATTCACATTGATGAGATAAACAAAGTCCAGTACCTAGAGGACAGATGCGAAAAGCTACAAGCACAGTTAGACTTTCCATTGGTTAAGTTGGTCAAAAGAATACCTAAACACAGAGAGGAAGAAGCATTAACATTTGTCAGAAATTTAGTCAAGAGCTTTGAGTGGAAATACAATGAAAAAGAAATTGTGTAAAAACTTACGTTATATAAATGGATTGAATAAACAAAAAGGATTCAATTATGGATAAGAGAAAAAATAACGGAGGTGCTAGAGAGGGTGCAGGAAGACCAAAGAAGGCTGATGAAGTCAAGCTAATTGAAAAGCTAGACAATCTAATAGACAACGATAAGGTCATTGAGAAGCTAGGTGAGCTTGTTCTCAAGGGAGACAGCAGAGCTATGAATCTGTACTTTGGTTATCGCTATGGTAAGCCCAAAGAATCTGTGGACATTACTTCAGACGAGGGAATAAACATTAGCTTTAGGGAGCTAATAAATTTCAAGTGATTGAGGTAAACAAAAAATATGCACCTATTGCCACAGACGATTCTCGTTATTTTATTATAACTGGAGGTAGAGGTTCAGGAAAGTCTTTTAGCGTTAATCTAATGCTTGTGCTTCTGACGTATGAAGCTGGGCATACTATCTTATTTACAAGGTACACATTAGCCTCCGCTTATATATCTATTATTCCTGAATTTATAGACAAGCTAGAAACCTTAAAGATATTTAGCGACTTCAGAGTAACGAAAGACGAAATACGAAATAAACGCTCAGGGAGCAAGATTGTATTCAAG